CGGATACGGATACCGCCGCAGCGACACGCTGGAGCCGCTTAACGTCTGCCGTTGCGGTCGCGGATACGGATACCGCAGCCGCGCCTTCGAACAGATTTAGGTCGTCAAGCTGTTCGAGCGTCCCGTAAGCGTCGAGATCATCCATCGACCCCCAGGCATCAAGCTGCTCAAGGGTCGGCCCAAGAATTTCAGCCATGTTAGGCGGCTGTTATATCCAAGTCGCCCGCGTTGATCCGCAGGATATCGCCTGTCGTGATCGTCTTCGCTGCGCTGAATGCGCCGTGGATTAGCAAATTTCCGCTCGTTGATGCGTCGAAAATTCCAAAATGGGACAGGGCGCCCCAGCTCCCGGTCGCGGCATCGAATTCCACCGTGCCGCTGTTCGAGGTGGTGCCGGAAGACGCTGCGGAAAAGGTCGCTGCCTTGCGTGCGTAATTATTTCCGCTCAATTCGGTGCCGCTATTGTCGTCGCCGAAGCTGCCAGTAGACAGGCCGACATAGACGTTGGTCGGCATAGTGTACGCACCGGTTCCGAGTATGTGATCCAATATTTCTAACTCTAAATAATCGCTCATGGCGCTCATGCTACTTCTCCGTAATCACTCGTTAGTGTCAGAGGACCGGCGAACCGCGCACGGTCTTCGTCGGCCTGGATTGCGGCGGCTGCACGCTGGAATAGCGCGTCGTGCTGCGCCTGTTTTTGGTCGTCCATCAGGTAACCAAATGCTTCCGCCAACGCGCCGTGCAGATATAAATCGGGGTGGCGGGTAAGTATATTATTCGTCGTGTTGCTGTCGCTTAACGGCGTGACGTTCGCGACGTAGGTGATCTCTGCGGTATGCGTATCGTCGGGCGTGGGCCGAAAATAGATTTCGGTGCCGACAACCGAATAGGCTTTTGGCTTGCCGTTGCCGGTCGATGGGAATTCCCGATCCGCCTGCTCCGGCGTCATGTATTTAAGTATCGTGCGCGGCGACGTGTTTAAACGAACGTGGCGAATGGCGCGCACATCGGTCGGCAGCGACACATACGCATCGCCTGCCGTCAGCGTTGCGGTAACGCGGGTTTCCTGGCTTCGCGTTTCCAGTTCCCGGTTCATGCGGGCTTCGGCCAGCGCGATAAATTCGGCGGCGCGGTCTGCCATATCGGTGCGCGCCAGCCAATTATCTATTGCGGTTTTCAGTTCCGCGAAGGTCGAAATCGCCATCAGATTTTACCCGCAGTCGTCCTAAAAAATCTGTTTTCGGAATCGTTCAGCCACTTTTTCCATGCGGCCAGATTGTGCTTTGGATCACCTAATTTTGCCAGCATGTCGTAGTAAACGGTGACCGGAATGTCGGCTACTTTGTGGTGATGATAGCTACCGGTTTGGTAGCCGCCCGGTTTCCATTCATTCGCCGCACGTTTATTTGCCTCAAGAATTGGGTCGAGCTTTTGGCGGGTGACAACGTGCATGTCATCGCCGCTCGTCTCGAAAGTCGTGACCTTGCCGGGGGCCGTGCTAATCAGTTTTTTCATACAAGAAAAAGGGAGGGCCGAAGCCCTCCCGTCTCCATTTAGGTTGTTGATAGATCGAAAACAGCCAAGAAAAAGGGAAGGCCGAAGCCCTCCCGTCTCCATTTAGCTTGTCGACAGATCGAAAACAGCGCCGTGTGCTTGGGGAGCCGAAACGATCAAAGTCCACTCCGAAACCAGAGAGAACCGTGTCGCATCACCAACCACACCAGCATCAGCCGCAGCGAACAAGCGTCCCGGCAGATGACCAATACTGTAATGGTCCGTATCGAGAAGCAGGATTTCTGTGTCAGTCGCCTGCCTGTCGATGACAACATTAAGTGTGCCGAAGTCGGTTAGATACATAGATCATTTATGTTCGCCTTAATTCGCTAGATTAAGACCGCTTTCGCTGCTGCACGTCGCCGTGCAGATCAGACCATATTACCACCCCGAAGGGTGTCTGGCGCTTCGGCTGGGCTTCCAGCCTACTCCCCGAAGGGATGGTCGTTGCACCTTCCTCTATAAGAGGCTTGGATCAGGATTGTCTGTTTCCAGAGTTTCCCTGAGTTCACCAGATTTTCGAGATTGATTTCTCAATCAAGCCGCATTGTAGTTTACGGAACCTATGATTACCGCGTCGGTCGGACTTCCTGCCGTCATGTGCAACTGATTTGTCACGGCACTGCCGGAAGACAAATCGCTGAACGCAACTTTATTCGCTGGCGAAACCACCATCATATCAGGTGATCCACCGTCGCTATAAGCCGCCTTCATAGCTGCATCAATTTTTGCCAACGTCAAAGCGGCATTCGTGCCCGCCATGTCACTGACATCTGCACCTGTTCCGGCGGGCGTCGTCGATGCACTAATGAGCGACACGTTGGTCATGTAGCTCAATAGCTTGCCTGCCTTGCGTGGATCAGAAGAACTCTGAGCCTCGTTTTTGAACAAAGCCTTGTCGATATCGCGTCGTTGCTCACATTATCTTCAAACAGGATCGCTAATCCTGTCCCGTCCTTACGGACCGCTGCATGTCACCATGCAGATGAGACTATTTCACCACCCTCTTGCGAGGGGCCGGGCGCTTCGGAACCGCTTGGCTCCTACTTCCTTGCGGAATAGTCGTTGCACCTTCCGCTTTCGCGGCTTGGCTCAAGATTGTCTCTTGCGAGAGTTCCCTTGAATTCACCCGGTTATTGCCTGCGTATTACTACGCAGCGGCACTGAATTTGGAGACACCAATGCCTTTGAGCAATTTTACATAGGCCGTTTCCTTGTCCCGGCCTGCTTTATCGACGGCGTCCAAAGTGCCAGAAACTTGAGCAGCTTGGACAGAGATTTGGTGATCGAATTGTTATCGCAAACCTGTTTATGATTTGCTTCTACCGTTTCATGTAAGGTTATAGCGGTAGCCCAGACTATATCTTCGCTTCCGCGTCGGGCGCTCTTGGGCAGATTATTCTTTCGTCACTGCCTAGTCGTTGAACCTTCGCCACCCCTCAATCTTGCGATATCCATGTGGCGCTTGGCTGCTGATTACCCACCTCTGGGCGTCCCAGCAATTCACCCGATTATTTTTTTCTACGTTAGGCGGCTATTGCCGTCTCCCATAGGGGAACCGGACAGTTCCCAAGTCTCGTAGTTGCGGTCGGGTTCGTATAACTGAAATCGGCTCCCTCGTTAACGTAATTTGAATCTGAAGCCGCCGTCAAACCTTGAACTTGCCACTCATGATACACTGCTTTCGTCACAGACTTTTTGCAATTCGAAAAAACAGGAGTTTCTGAGGGGTCAATCCTTTCAATGACGTTCGAAAGGTCTTCGCGTTCGCCCACGGCGGCAGCGGTATTCCAAGTAGCCATAATGGCCTCCTATTGGTTGAGAAGATAATCCACGGCAGCATCCATAGCCTTTACGCCTTTCTGCTTGCCGATGTTCTGAAGCTGTTGTCGCTTCCGCTTCGCTGAGATTTGTCGCTTGCTCGTAGGCTGTCCGCCCTTCACCATCTTTGGAGCTTTTTTCGCCTTCTTGGCGGCGGCTGGCTTTTGCTTCATAAGCTCGTCGTACAGATACGCCTTGCGAAGCGCATTGATTGCACGATGATCTCCCGCAGCCTGTAACTCGTCTGCGGTATACCCAAGATGCCGTTGCGCGTAAGTGTAGACCGCAGTCTTTTCCTTCTGCGCGGTATCTGGGTCACGCCATTCGGGGATGGCTTGCAAAAGTCGTTGGCCCTCTTGTTTCAAACGCTCCTGCGCTTGAGCTTGCAAGGTGACCATTTGCTCCTGATGAACCCGCTCCTTTTCCGTCTGCACCTGGGCCATCGCATCTTTACGATCACGATAGGCTTCACGCTGACGAACATATTCGAGCGGGTCTTCTGCGTTCAGATTATCCCAAAACTCTTGCGATGGTTCTGATTGCTGAAGTGCGGCCTCAACGGCTGCGAGTTGGTCGGCGTAGCTTTGACGCTCTGCCGACAGCGCGTGCAGTTCCACTTCGGCCTGCTTTCGGCCTTCAGCGACTTGCTGCGTCTTGCGCGTATAGTCGCTTTGACGCATGTAACCTGACTGCAACTCGTCTAGCGTCAAATCAACTTCGTCATCGCCAACGCGGACACGATAGGTTTTTTCTACCGGCTCTTCCTCGACGGCTTCGACTGCCTCGTCGTCCTCCTCAATTTCCTCGGCATCATCCTCTTCGGCATCGTCTGCCTCTGGGATTTCCTCGGAATCTTCGGATTCCTCCGTGGCTTCGACCTCAACCTCTTCTTCGGTTTCGGCAACAACTTCCGGCTGCGTGGGCGTTTCCTCAACGGGGGCTTCGGCTGCTAGAAGGGTGTCCACTGCATTCGCAATGGATAGCGGAGTCGCTTGCGCGGTTGCTTCGCCCATAAAAATCTCCAAATTTTAAATATGACTGCCTTGCGGCTTGGTCAGTGCATCGATTGCCGATGCACCTCGTCCTCGGCCATCGCGCCAGTTTCAATGACGCTTTTCAAATGGCCGTGGAATTCTTCAAGCGCCTGCACCAAAAAATACATACGCTCGCGACCGCCGATATCGCTGTGCGATGACGCGGCCCATTCCGACTTATACCGCTCGCGCAGATGCTCCAGCGCCTCGGTAAAAATCTCGTTGCGGAAAACTTCCTTCGCTTTAGCGGCGCGGTAGATTTCCGCCTGTCGCTTACCTTCGTCCATCAGGCGCGCGGCAGATTGGTGCTAATGTCGATGCCGGTCGATGCTTCAAGCCCGCGAAGCTGCGCTTCCATCTGCATTTCTTGGGCGCGCAATTCCATTTT